TTACATCCGGATGTTTTAAGCAAAATTAGATTGGTTAGCAAAAATGAGAGTGAACAACATATTAAAAATTTACTATCTAAATAATATTTTCAAAAAATAGTATAGATAATCTAACATATCTATACTATACAAAAATGGAGATTTCTATATCTAATATTGGTAGAGCAGAGTTATTTTCACAATTGTTTCAACATGTTAAGTTGTTTACCGAACATATTAATTTAACATTCGATAAAGACCGTATGTTTATGCAATCAATGGATTCTGCTAGAGTATCAGTGTTTGAATTAATTTTACCATCTACCTGGTTTGATTCTTATAATATAACTTCTAACGAACCGATTACATTAGGGTTAAATGTAACAATGTTATTTAAAATATTAAACACACGTGAAAAGATACAAGAAATATTAATTAAATATTCTTCACTTGAAAATGATAAACTATTCTTTGAATTTACTTGTAATAATAAAACTGTATTTGATAAACGGTTTGAATTACCATTAATGGAAATCGATTGTGAATTAATGCAAATACCTGATACAAATAGTGATGCTGATTTATCTATTAATTCTGCTGTCTTTGCCAATTTAATTAACCAACTTAAATTATTTGGCGAAACTATAGAGATTCAATGTAATGAAGATAAAATTACTCTTACTTCCATAAGTCAAGAATCTGGTAAAATGACGGTTGATATTGGTATTGACGATATTACTGCATTCTCTATTACTGAAGATGAAAATATGAAATTATCATTTGCTCTTAGTATGTTACATAATATTTGTATGTATAATAAGATTTCGAAAGAAATTGATATATACCTAACTGCAAACTTCCCTATGAAACTTGTATATAATCTGGGTGATAATGCAAATTATACTTTTTATTTAGCACCAAAAATTGGCGATGATGAATAAATTTCTTCGTAATAGATTGGAAAATACAAAATATGTATAGTATATATTTTGTATGACATCGTTATTTCATATTATTCTATTCATATTAATTTTATTTATTTACCTACATATGGTCTACCAGTATAAAAAAAGTGAAGATATGGAAATTTATGAAATGGATTATATTTCAAACACACAGTTAGCAGAGGTTTGTTGTATTAAACAACCGGTTTTATTCAAGTATAACAATATTAATCCAGAATTCTATAAATCTATCAATCATGAACATTTAGATATACTTGACCCATATTATGTAAAGGTTAAAGATATACGGGATTACTACAAAGACGATATTGATTCCGTTGATTATACCAATATTACATTTCGCAGTGCCAGTGGTCTAATGGGTACAGATACTAATTCGTCATACTTTACTGAAAATAACTTTAATATTATAGACGAGGCTGGTTTATTAAATGTTTTTAAAGATAATGACATGTATTTTAAACCACCATTAACGGCGGTTACCAAATATGATATATTAGCCGGGTCTAAAAATACATATACTCCTTTAAGATATCACACAAATGAACGATATATGTTATCAGTTATGTCTGGTAAAATTTCTATTAAAATGACTCCATGGAAAAGTTGTAAATACCTATATCCAAATAAAGATTATGATATGTATGAATTCTGGTCTCCTGTTAATGTCTGGAAACCTCAGCATAAATATTTAAATGAAATGGATAAAATGAAATATTTAGAGTTCGATGTGAATGCTGGATATGTAATATGTATACCTCCATATTGGTGGTACAGTATTAAATATGACAACAATCCCGAAACCTTTATTACTGCTTTCACTTATAATTCTGTTATGAACTGTGTTGCAAATATACCAGATACATGTTTATATTTTATGCAACAACAAAATATTAAATCTCGTATATCTAACAAAATTACTGGAATTAATGATCATGACACCAATAATGACACCGATAATGATAATGATAATGATAATGTAGTCATTGAGAAAAATATTGATGAATAATCTTGATAAAAATATATACAAATATAGTATATCATAACATCACTACCTATGCCTGAAACTGAAACAGTTTCTGTTCAAGCACTTCCTCCTGTTTATATGGGTGGTATGTTTAGTGATAATAGTCTGGTCTATTATAAACCTAAGAGTCTTTCTAGTGGTACAGGAAGTGTACGTAATAGTCGTGCAAAAAGTCGACGTACTTAAATATTCAAATATGTATTTTACATGTACCTAATTAATTATTTTTACTTACAGATGTAGACAAAATAATGTAAATGAATCTGCAAATTGTTACGATATTGCTATGAACCGATAAAATATAACATAATCTTAAAACATAATTATAATTTGTTTGTCAACTTTCAGAAAATGGACATTCTGAAAATGTCCATTTTTCAAAAGTACAGCCATAAGTTTTTCAGAAAAAACCTAAAAAACCGGTTTAAAGCATAATGCAGTAAATTCCAAAAATTCCCAATTATTTTGACTGCATATTTTTTTTTTAAAATTGGGCGGAAGGATTTAGGGGTTTTTTTATGTTGTATTTATATACAATGAAAAAAACCCCAAAAACCCCTAAACAATATATATGTGAAAAATGCACATTTATAAGCAGTAATAAAAAAGATTATAATAAACATTTAACCACTGCAAAACATATAAATACAACAAATACAACGCCTAATACAACAAAAAATACCCCACAGTATATATGCAGTTGTGGAAAAATATATAATTATAGAGCGTCACTGTATAATCATAAAAAGAGATGTACCTATATAGATGATGTGAACAATGGTATGCATGATGAACTACAAAATAATATAAATGAACCGACCGGTGATGCAACAACTGTGTTATTGCTATTAAAGCAGAACCAGGAATTTAAAAGTTTAATGTTAGAACAATATACAAATTTACAGGAGAATTTACAGGTAACAAATAGACAAAATCATGAATTACAACGACAGTTGGTAGATGCAGTTAAAAATAATACGGGTAGTATAACGAATCATAACACGACAAATCATAATAATCAACGATTTAATATTAATTTCTTTTTAAACGATACTTGCAAAGATGCAATGAATATTACAGATTTTTTACGGGACATAGATGTTCAAAACAATGAATTAGAATATATAGGACATAATGGTTACGTAACCGGAATGACAAAAATGATAACGGATCGGCTAAAAAGCATGGATGTAACAAAGAGACCGATACATTGTACCGATATAAAACGAGAAACCATGTATATAAAAGATGATGGTGTATGGTGTAAAGATACAGAAGAATTATCTAAGTTACGTAAAATACTAAGCCGTATATCAATGAATAACTATCGTTCGGTAGCAAAGTGGAGAGAATCCCATCCGGAAAGTGAAATATTAGCAAGTCGATCTTATGATTTTTGTTATAGAATGATGCAGGCATTATTAGGAGATGTAGAAGATGAGCAAATTCGTTTGGATAATAAGATAATAAAGTCGATGGCACATACGTTATATGTTAATAAAAATTTAAATATTTAATAATTTGTCATCACCCTTATGTAAACGTGATGACAAAAATACAATGTGAATAAAATTAGATAATAATCAATGAAACTGTGACTAATGCCTGCATTATAGTAGCTAGTTTAGATAAGTTCGTAACCGGATATATATCACCGTAGCCTAGCAAACACGCAGTATTAAGTGAAAAATAAAATCGATTAAATGTCATTTGTGCAAATGAAATATCAATAGATTCAGGGGTAAGTTCATCATTAGCCACTTCATCTTTTGCGTCTTTTGTAGCTTTTTCAATAGCAACTTCAGTTTTAATAGAATTTAATTCATTAGCATATACACTAGGGAGATTGTTAGATGTAGAGAATGACTCAATTGTAATATTTTCAGGAGTGTCTTCAATTTCTTTTTTTACTTTTTTTTTGATGACTTCCTTTTTAATTGTTTCTTTAAAAAAATTAACACCGCTAAAATGTTCATCACCTAAAAGCATATAAATAATAGTAAAAAATATAGCTGATAAAAAAAGAGCTTGGATCTTACTATTTTTAAATACGCTAAAAATATGATTAGATATAAACATGTGTATAATTAAACCTGAGAAATTTTTAATTATGATATTGAATAGAATTAGTAAGTGGTATATTAATTTCGGTACTTTCTTCAATAATAGATGAATGGCCCCGTCCATTATTTTTAACTTTACGTATGATAGGAGTAGCTTCATATCTCATACAAAAGTCCATTACTCCATATTGTTGATCTTCTAATTCAGGTCCCATTACATTATTATCAACAGTATATGGTTGTTCATCAGGATAATATCCCCAATTATCGTAAAAACCCTGTAAATTATCCTCATCATCAAATTCTACTTTTTTTAAATCATGGTCCAATCGACCTTTATAATCAAATATTCGTTGTCTCCATACTGGAGTATCTAAGCAGTAGTATAACCAATGGTAATAATATATTTCACGTAGCATTTCTCGTGAAGGAACATTAACTTCAAATAATTTATTATATTCTTTATGAACCTGATATCTACATGCCCGTTTTAGAACAGTATCAGCCCTATCAGTGGTAATAGTTTTATATGGTTCAATATCATTATCAGTTAATTTAATTTTAAATTTTAATTTTTGATGACGATTTATAGTATTTTCTTTGCATTTTATTCCAAAATACCTTTGCACAAAATAGTTAATATCATATTCTCTGTTAATTAGTGTAACGATAATAGAACCGATAGTCCAATCCATAGTTTTATCAGTAGACCATTCTGTGAGTAATTCATTAATAAATAAAACTAATTTAGGATTTAATAGAGAGTACATTTCCCGATAAATGTTAATAATATATTCAAAAGTATCAACATAAAATCCAGAATAATATAATTCATATGCCCAAAAAAGAGCTTCATCTTTATCTCGATTTAGCATAGAAATAAGCAAAGACTGCTTTACATCTATTTTATTATATAAATATCTAGTAAATATAATAGGCTCTTGTGATATACATAGATTAGTCGCCATTATTATTAATAGTAATAAAATAAATAATAAAAAATATTTATATCAATTTTACAAATAGTATTTGTAAATGAAGAAAATCTCATTGTAGTATAATATTGATGAAAACTACACGAAAAAATATATCTGGGGTAAGAAAAACTCGTAAACTTAGATATGCTGACGCAAAAAACAAACGAAATTCATATATAGTACGTACATTTTTAGAATTGTTAAATACAGTAAAACTATATCATTGGAAAACAACAACATATTCTCATCATAAGGCTACAGATGAGTTATATGAAAGATTAAATAAACATATAGATAAATTTGTAGAAGTTTTATTAGGAAAAGAGAATAGAAGAGTAAAACACATAGAGAAACAATTAAGATTAATTGATAGTAAGGATGATAATGATTTTAAAAGTCATATATATGATTTTAGAGACTTCTTAACTAAAATAGAAAAAGGGTTAGATAAAAAGGACGGAGGATTAATAAGTATTAGAGATGATTTATTAATAGATATAAATCAATTTTTATATTTAATGTCGTTCGATAAATAGTTAGTAAGAAGTTAGCATCCCCCTAATAGATGGCAGAGTTGATATTTGAAACGGATAACAACCATGAATCTGGTTATAACTAATATTATATGGCATACATCTCTTATTTATGATTGTTTTTCGTATAGCATAAATTTTTTTCCATCTACGTTGTACTATACGTAGCCAAAACGTTTTAACTATGACAGTACATGTATTATCAGGTAGATAATGAGTTTTCATGATTTGAACTTCGTGATTTGGTATGCGAACAATTCCATAATAATATAAATAATTATTTATATTATCATATGACTGACTAAAGAATATAGGAGAAGATACAGATGTAGACAATAATAATAATGAATTACCCTCTGGGGTATAGTACCTATGATACAGACCAATATAATATTTGTCATTTTCTTTTTCACTATAAAAATGTTGTGAATCAACATTGTGTATTAGATCATATAAATCATCTTCTTCAGTGTCATAGTCATAATCACTTTCATAACTTCCAATTGATTCTGTATCAGTAATGGTTTCATCATCAGATAATATTATGATAATGTTTTCATCATCACTGCTAGTATCATTAATACTAGAATTAGTATCAGGAAAATTGCTGTCATTAATACCGAACATAGTGCAGAATGGTAATGAAATGATTCGGTATATGAAGGACGAATATTATGATTATGCATTTATAACCCAAAGATAAAATAATATAATTAAGTCAATGTAAAATCAATTTTTTATATGTAGTTTATGTAATCCCCAAATAGTTACCTCATCAAGTTGAGTTCGTTGTCTAATTACCTGTTTTATCAATAAACATTCAATATTGTATTCATAAAATAACCAATAATAAGTATCTGTATTTTTCGTATCTATCGGTATACAAAGGTTTTCTTGGGAGAATTTTTGTCCATCTATATATTTAACTATATCTTTAACAAAAATTATAAAATTTCCTTTTGTAATAATACCACGATATTTACTTAACCTACCATTGGGACCAAAATATTCAATATAATACATATTTTCATCATCTAAAAATTCTGGTGGAACCATTTGCATTATGATAAATTATTTTTCATATATACTTTTAAACTTAGGAAAATCAATTTTTGCACCAAAAGCATATGGTTCACCAATTCCATGTTCTTGTGGTATTTCATAATTAGTTTCATTTACACCTTTGAATATTATCTAATAATGAAGGAACATTAGTATCTTCTTTAGGTTCTTGTACAGTATTACTTTTATTAAAATTAGCATTATACTTACTTAGTTCAATATTATTAAAATTGTTTTGAAGTAAACTTTCCTTTTCATTTGGATTATCTTCTTCATCTTGGCCAACGAATTGATAATATGGTTGAAAGATTATATTATAACAATGTGGTGCAGATGGTATAGCCATGGCAGTTGCAGTAGATAAATTATCTTTATCCATTAATATATATATTTTATACATATAAACTTTGTGAGGTAGCAATATATTTCAATACATGATTTTCAATTTGTGTAAATTTATATAATGCTTCCATATTACCAATTAATTCAAATACATTCATCCATTCTCTAGCAATAGTAACAATTTTCAACATAGCCTTTGTAAAATCTCCAATGGAAATAGATTTATCCTGTAAGTCGGTTTGAATAAACCATTTGCAATCTTCAACTGTTTCACAATTACACCATTTCATAGAAAAATCAATAATATCAAATTGTAACGAATCGTCATATTGTATACCAGTAATCATTTGTTTATCAGTTTCTATTTCTGCAAATGAATTATACATATTATTTACTTCTTTAATACGATTAAGTAAAAATACATCATCTGTTACTGGTATACTAGATTTACAATCACTATGTACTTTAACATCGGTAAAACAAGAAAATAGACCAATTAGCTGCACTGTAGTAAAATCTTTAAAATAATCCCATTTATTAAGAAGTTGGCTAACAATAAGTGGGTGAATTTCAGCAATATTTGATGCAATTGTTCCTAATTGAGTAAGAGTGTATTCATCATTATCTTTATGAATGTAACCATATTCTTGTAATGTATTGCATATTAATTCGGTCTGGTTTGTAATATAATTAGTAGTATAATTGAGAGAATTAGTATTATCGACCAATTCTGTTTTCATAGCATTATATTCAGTAACTCTTTTAACATCATCTTTAATATATTTATATTCACTATTAAGGTTATTTATGTTTTTTTCAGCAGCTTTACGTTTCTTATTGTTAGATATTTTTTGTAATAACTCGGCTTCAATATACTGATTACATATATCAACAGGAGTTCTTGCATTTTTGATAAATTCATATTTACTATTAATATTACTATTTAGTGATTCAATATATTGCTGTTGTCTAATAATAGATGCAGCTAATTCCCTATGAACCATGCTTTTTTGTGAGAATAAATGAAAATTATTAGTCTGTCCATTTTTTAATAAATTCAAAATGAGAGAATATGATATATGGAATTTTGAAACGAGTTTTTGTGGAACTCCTCCCATAATAGTCTTATAATCACCCATAGATGGAATATTGAAAAGGTTATTACAATGAACGATATGTCCAATTGTATCAATACCCCTTCTTCCAGCGCGACCAGCCATTTGAGTATACTCATGTGGCATTAGATATCGTTCATTATGTCCATCGAATTTAGTTACACTGGTAAATATAGCTGTTTTAATCGGGCAATCTAATCCAATAGCAAAAGATTCTGTTGCAAATAATAATTTAATATATTTTTTAGATATCATTAACTCTACTATTTCGCGTAATACTGGTATCATACCAGAGTGATGAATACCAACACCTTTTTCTAGTAATGAAACTAATTTATTATATTCAGGTAATTGTAAATATTCCTTAAAATTCGGTAATTTACGAATAATTTGGTCACATTCAAATTTAATAGTAGACGATACTTTAGAATCATTGTCATATAAAGGTATACTAATTTCACTAGCACAAAGTTCTACCTGTTTTCTGGAAAATACAAATGCGATGGCCGGAAGCATATCATGATCTCTTAAATGAGATACTAATTTATTTAACACGTGTTTTCGCTTAGAAAACTGCATATTATTATTAAAAGTTTTTTCTAATTTAACTATTTTTTTATATTCATTTTCATCGAATTTACCTTTGTCATCCTGTAAACGAAGTAATTTATTTGAATTATTTTTGATTTCTTGTTGAAGTACTTTATCTCTAACGTGTTTAAACACGGACTCAGTAGTAGTAACGAATCCATAATGTGTTAATGGAACAACTCGATGATTGGTGGATGCTAAGTAAACAGATTTTCCACCAGTTTCTACATCTCCTCGTTCGCACCATTCAGCAAATCCAGTAGGATTATCAATGGTAGCTGATAACATTACCATTTGAATATGCTTGGGTAACATTAATATTGTTTTTTCCCATACCTGTCCTCTATCTGCATCATTAATATAATGAACTTCATCGAACACTACACATGCAAGTTCTGTATTAATATCAATTTGAAATTGTAATTGTGAAGATGTATCGTTAATATCGGGTGAGTTAATTGTAGTAAAAAGATAATTCATTAATATTTCAGTTGTCATAATTAACACGTCTGCGTTTGGATTGGTTTTTATATCTCCAGTAAATAACCCAAATGATATATGGGGATATTTTTTAGAAAATTCATGATATTTTTGATTAGATAGTGCTTTAATTGGACTAGTATAAATAATTTTTTTCCCCATTTTTGAAAAATGATTGATAGCAAATTCTGCAGGTAATGTTTTACCAGATCCCGTGTGTGCAGTTACTAACACATGGTTTCCTTCAACAATAGATTCTATTGCATATTTTTGAAAATCACTGAGAGTGTATGGATATAATTCAAAATAAGATTCATACTTTGAATTAGATGGGTAAGGTTTATCACAAATAACAACCATTATGTATTATGGTATACATATAATATGTAGGGTATTGTTTATATATGTTTGTATTATAGTTTATGAATCTAACCAGCAATATTAGAAGTAGTTTTACAAAGGGTTGAATATTATCTTAAATGATAGTGATACGAAATATAGTCATAATGTAAGTTAATATTCAATTGATTAGTATTTACCCAATTTAATGGTCTTATTTTTATTTCATTGATATGATTTATTAATATATAATTGAAATATATTTCATATTCAGACCCACCAGCTGCAGTTCGTTCTTTATCTACAATAAGCTTAAGAAAAATGTTATAAAAAGTATCATTATGATTTTGTTCTATTTTGGTTATTAATTCATTAATATATTTTGTTTCAAACATCATATGATGACATATTCCAGATTTATTACAAGCTTTAATTAATGTAGGGTCTAATTTTTCCATATGATTAAAATATGGTTTATGATATTCATTTCCGTAATTATATAAACATTTATTATTTTCTATAAAAATAGTTGGTTTTAGAAAAAATGTATCACTGTCAATAACTAAATATCTTTCTAAAATATTAGGAATTATATTACCCGCATATAATTTTAATAATTGTTGCAAATACCAACCATTTCTATCTAATTTACCATGAATGTTACTAACCGTATTAATGTTGAATGGAAATATATTTTCATTAATTGTTATACAATCTTCAATAATTATAGTTGGGTCATAACTAATTAGATAGATATTTCTATATCCTATAATATTTTTTTTTGTATATTCTATTTGTTTTTGGATTATATCTTTATCATATGGTCCAATAGGTATAACTATATCAAACGCGTTTATTATATCATTAAAATTATGATATTTTATATTTTTATAAATAATATCTTCTTGCCATCCGCTTAACCGCAACGTATTTTTTACAATAAATCCATTAGAAGTTATAAAATTATTTAATTCGTTATACATTACCTGTCCTGTATACATCTCTTTATACGAAACTTCAGTATGTATGTAAATCAAATCTTTTATAAAATCTCCAAGTCCTTTTAATGCTAACAACTCTGCCCCTTGTAAATCCATCCAGATTATATCAACTTTTGGTATACCATATTTTTGCATAACCGTATCTAAACGATGACAATTTGTAGTTATTTCATCTTGAACATATCGTTCAACAGTATATTCTCCATTACTTTTAAAAATGGACGATGCACCTGGGTTACCGTTTTCCCATGTGGTAATAGTTTTTTCTTGATTAATAGGATAAAATGTAATATCTCCATCATAATCACAAACTGCTCCTTCGATTAAGGTAATTCTATCTTTATACGATTCTATATTTTTTCTACATATATCTATTGTATTAGGATTGCATTCAAAAGCATATATTCGTGCATTTGGAAAAATATTATAAAATTCTATACTTTGCATACAATCTCTGGCCCCAATATCAAAAATTATGTATTCTGCATTTTTATTTTCAATGTATTTTATAAATGATTCAATCATTTATAAAATATAATTGAGTACTATTTATATATTATATATTATATATAATAAATATTATTTACACAATAAATAGGTTTAAACATGTTTAACCTATTATTGTAATGGATAATCTTCTGCATACATTTCCTGTACCAACTGATAATATAAAGTTTAATCCACAATTACGAGATACGTTTGTTGAAAAATATGCAACTAATATACCAAATGGTAGTAAAGTATTAGATGTTAGTTCTGGTAGTAAACCATACCAAAAATATTTTAAGCATTGTAATTATACAAGTCATGAATTTGGTGAAAACGTTAATATAACTGATACATTTCGTGGAGAACAAGGAGAAAAACAACACGATATATATTCACCAATCGATGCAATACCTATGCCAGATAATGAATACGACTTTGTCATTTGTACAGAAGTGTTTGAACATATCCCAGAACCCATAAAAGCAATGGGTGAATTAGTTAGATTATGTAAACCAGGAGGAAACATTTTAATAACTGCTCCATTTACGTCAGGTATTCATCAAGAGCCTTATCATTTTTATGCAGGGTTTTCTCCATTTTTTTATAATTATTTAAAAGATAAATACTGTTTGGATATTACAGCATTTAAAAGTCAAGGAGATATATTTTTATTGCAAAATCAGGAGATTCAACGATGCTTAACCCACGTGCATCCAATTATTAAATCGAATAATCAATTACAGAATACATATAATGAAATGCGGCAATTTTTATATAATTACACGTTACATATGTCAAATAGCGTGTCCCCTCAATTAAAAGATTATGATACACCTGATAAAATGACTGATTTATTAAGTAATATTAATCAATTTACAATAGGTTATTGTGTTTTGTTTCAAAAAAAATAGTTAGTATATATATAGTTTAGTTGAAATATGAATTTACAAGATAATCAAAATATACATGGTGTAATTAATGGAGTACATATTGGTCAACACGAACGAGTTGACGAATTAAATCAACGAATTGCATCCAGATATTTTTCTGATACACCTTTAGAACCAAATTTTGCACCAAGACCAGTGCAAACCAAACAAACCATCTTTCCAATGGTAAAGAATGCACGACCAATGAAAGAAAAGAAAGTATCTTATCCTGATTATAATGTGCAAAATAACTTCAATCCAGGAACAGATAATGGTCCACCATCAGGAATAATAAATAATATAGATGTTGAAACAATATTACGAAATCAAACACACGCATTACAACATGGAGCGAGTCAGTCGGTATATGTGCCTTCATCAGCAAGTGAATTATATAATGTATCTGTTGTATCTGCACCATCAATTCAACCTCATCCTGATCTATTTACTATTCCTCAGTTCTCAAATGATGTCCATCCAAATAATAGAGGAAATTCAATTGGTGTAGATCGATTTTTTAACCATACCAGAACACAATTGAGAAATCAATAAATAATAAGTTTTAGCAACAATATTATTAATCTAATTGTATATTAATAATGTTGAATCAAATATATACAATCATAAATTCATCTAATCCTAATTTATTTTTTTTAAAGTTACTCATAACAATCGCTATAATATATTTTATAGTCACTATAACGAATAAATATTTGCCTAAATCTAATGCAGAAGGTTTTTCACAGGATGAACCGTTTGTTTATAAAGAAAATGATGATGCAATTGATACTTTTTATACAGATGTTTACGATACATTACATAATACTAAAATACGATCCCAGGCAGAATTAATAAAAATAATAAAGATGACCAATCCCTCTACTATAAATAGTACATTACTCGATGTAGGAAGTGGCACAGGCTATATTGTAAATCAATTAAATAATGCAGGATATAATGCTTATGGTATAGATAATTCTCGCGAAATGATTGAATATGCAAATAATTCATATCCTGATTCAGATTATATTTATGGTGATGTAATGAATTCAATGCAATTTGAGAAAGGTTCATTTACACATATTTTATGTACATATTTCACGATTTATCAGATAAAAGATAAGAAAATATTCTTTAGAAATTGTTATCACTGGATGAAACCGAATTCATATATGATATTACATCTAGTTGATACTGACACATTTACCAATATAATACCTCATGTAGAAACTCATAAAGAAGTAGTGAACCATAAAAAATCACGTAAACTACAGTCATGGGCTACATTTACTGATTATAAATATAAATGTACATGTGATATACCGGATGATAATGATAATAATAAAACTGAAATTAAAGAATCATTTGTTGATATAGAAACAAATAATACTCGTCAAAATGGTTTTAGTTTATATATGGAAAAAATGAACACAATTTTGGGGATTGCAACAAATAATGGATTTATAAAACATGGGAAAATAGATATGAAAGTATGTAATGGTGATGAAAATCAATATTTATATATTTTAGAGAGACCTTTATAAGTTATCGTAAAAATATCAAATACCTTTTCGAAAGATATATTAGAATGATTTTCCAATATATCTTTATAATATTATGTTGCACGTTTATAATAATATTAGCTATTATCAAAATTAAATATCCATTTTGGAATTTACAACCGGTTTACCATACCTACGATTATATTCGAAGTATGTATAAAACACCATTTATTGTGAATATAAATAAACCATATTTTACAAAATATCTAGATCAAAATCATATTAAAACGGTATCTGTAGATGATGATAATAAAACATGTATTAATAAACTAACAGATTTATTACAATGTCATTATTTAATGAATGAAACGATAGATTTTATAATAAAACCTGAAGACATATATGCTATACATACCGGACAATTGGAATCCAGTTTTATATCATTATATCGAATACCAGAATATCAGTTAAATCCAAATGAAAATAAAGATGGTGTAGAAATATGTGAATCTTATAAAATATTGGGAGGTCTAACTTCTAGAACATTAAATATGTATATTAAGTTTAACAAAGAGGATAGTGTTTTTAAGAAAGAAAAAATATATTTTATAGATTTTTTATCCACACACAGAGAACATGATTATAAAAAAATAATTAGAAATCTAATCCAAACACATGAATATAACCAGCGTATGATAAATAAAAATATTTATATTAGTTTAATTAAAAAAGAAGGGGAATTATTTGGTGGAGTAATACCATTAATTTCATATAATACTTTTTTATATAATTTATCAAATAAAGATATATCACCACTTGATAAAAATTGTACAATCGAATTATTAAAACCAGGTTCAATGCAATCATATATAGATTATTTTACAATTAATAATGGATTGGAAGAAAAGACCAGATTTTTTGATTTTATGGCGATTCCAGATATAGGTAATATTATAACCCAAATAAAACAAAAGTTGTTATATGGGATTTGTTTGAGGAATGGAAAAAATATATTAGGTTTTTATTTTATCAAAGATACAAAACGATACTATGATGATAGTGAATCGTTAACATTATCATTAATTTGTAGTGTGCAAAATTGTAATAATAGCCGTTTATTTTATGTGGGATTTTTACATGCATTAAGGGAAATTGTTCATATTAACCCCGATTATAAATTATTAAATATAGAAAATATAGGACATAATCAAACTATTGCATCATTTTGGAATATTGAACATAAATATGTAAATAATGTGTCTACTGCATATTACAGTTATAATTACATATATCCCAGATCACCAATTACTTCAAATCGATGTTTTGTATTAGTGTAAAATTTGAATATTATATACATTAATATTATCAACTTCAATTGGATAATCATAATTTATCTACAATGTCTTTGTCACCTTCAAATAAACGGAGTGAATATATATGAGTTTTTGGATAGAATCCAATATATTGATGAACATTAATTTGTAGGTTCTCAATATCCAATATTTTACCCACGTAAAAATGACAAATAATATTATTTATATTTGTTGAACATAGTTTATATTCAATATGAATATGTAAGTGTAATTCCTCCATCCATTCTCGTTTTAAACATTCTTCTAATGTTTCATCATCTTCTAATTGTCCTCCAGGAAATTCCCAATAATTAGGATTAGGTCCTCGTTCGTGGCGAAGACCCATCAATATATTTCCCATATTATCATACATAATTCCACATGCTACTTCCATAATAACATATTATACTGTATGTTATTATATATTTTTATCGAATGTACTTTCCAGTTCTCGCAAATGAATCAATAACATAAATTACAAACACGCCTAAAAATGTATATAATAAAAATTCTTCAGTAATATTATTGGTCTTTTCGTGCTGTTGTTCTTCTAATAAATGTATCAAATAATTAATTTTCTCCATCATTTTATTATCTAAACCACTTGTATTAGTATTACCTATTCCCATATTTGCATAATATGGTCTATTATTTGATATATTACTACCATTATAGCTGTTATTATAATTACTATATTGAGTTTTTGTATTATTATTAGCTTTATATGATTCGTTATTATCCATTGCAGTTTTCAATGCATTAGATGATGTCACATACGAAGAATTAGTGTCAACATATTCACGATCAGTTTCGACAGATTGCATATCTTTTTTAACATTCACTTCTGGTGGGGCCATGGGTTTAAATTCTCCCATTGTATCAGTTTCTTCATTATGTGAAATTGATGTCATTTCATTTAATAAATCATTTACTCGACTAGATTTATCATTATTTACGTTTTGCATATTTTCCAGTGTTGGTATTTCATGATTACTTCCTTCATTGGGTTTTATATTGCTTATATTATATTCATTATTGTTACTATGAGTTGACTGCATTCGTTGACGTCTCATAGATGACTTTTTTTTAGAGGATGGTTCATTATTTGTCCACGGTGATGAATATGCGATTAAAGACATTACTTATTTAAAAGTTTTTTAATACTTAAAAACTGGTTAGAAATTATTTTTATATTCAAACCTAAATATTTATGAAAAAAATGATATGTAAATATATATAATGAAAACTATCATATCGCAATTTATACCAATCATAATACTCATGTTATTGATATCGTTCTCAAATGAGTTTGTAAATTTTAGTTTTAGCATTTTAGGAAAATTCATCGCATTGTCTATTATTATGTATTACACGTATTTAGACAAATATCTAGGATTGATAGTATGTTTAATAATAATAATCTATTATCAAAGCGATATTGTTGAAAATATGCTAAATACTGATGATATTATGGAAAAAATGGTTGAAGAGTTTGAAACCAAGAAAAGAGAAAAGGAAGATTCTTTATTAGTGGAAAATATGCAACCAATGAATCCTAGTTCATTAAATAATGATCGTATTATGTCTAAAGTTAATGATGTATATAACCAAGAGGTATCTAATTATGAAAATAGTATTGAAGGTAAGGAATTGAAAGATACATTTATCAAAGAAAACTGTAAAGGTAACAAATTATTTCATAAAAATATGATTGTTAAACCCGAACAGACCAGCTTAATATTTCCTGAAATAAAGTATCAGGATACACAATGTAATATTTGTGATAAAACATGTAATTTTTCAATTGAACATCGTCAAAAAACGGAAACGGAATTGATATCTAAATTTTCTCGTGATAAAGATATTACTGCGAAGTAAGTTTTTTTATATTATTATTCTATACTATGCTTAATAAAAAAACTACTAACTCTATTTTTGAATATGTTAATAAACAGGTTCAATTATTGAATAATAGTAAAATTTTTGCTGGACTTATGATTATTACACTTAATGTTGTTTCCAAATTTGTTAATATTAAATTAAGTAAAACAATGGAATCATATTTTAAATATACATTTAGTAAATATCTACTAGTATTTACTATTGTATGGATTGGTACACGAGATATTTATATTGCATTAATAGTAATGTTAGTTTTTAGTATAATAAGTGATTGTTTATTAGACGAAGAAAGTAGATTTTGTATTTTACCCGAAGCATTTAAAGACCGTCATCTAACTATGTTAGAGGAAAATGAAAAATTAGAAAACGTCACACAAGAGCAATTTGAGAATGCAAAAAAAACTATAGAACGTTATGATGTACAAAACAAATTAAAAGGCAATACTGAATTTGAAAGTTACAAAATATAATTATTTTACCTGAATATTTTATGCATATACTATAATTAGTATAGTATATGTCATTATCAATTTCTGTACGGGAGTTAAATATTAAATTATATACGAATAGGCAGAATGACTTAGATAAAAGTGATTTGTTTACTAGCTCAAATTATATGCCGGAACATACAGGGGGGTTTAGTAAACTTCCATATTTTACATTAGATATCTATTACCCAAATGAATTAAATAAATTAAAGATGGCTGATCGAAAACGGTTTTTTTTTAATAAAGATTTTTTCATTTCCAAATTAACAGAATTAGTACCTAATTTTAAAAAAAATAACTTTATGTTAGAAGGATTAGCTGGTAAATCTCCTACTGAGATTAAAGAATATTATGTTAAAAGAGATGAACGAATAGATCATAATGTATCAAAAACTATCGAATTATTATTTCCAACAAAAGAACCTATTATTAATGATAATCATACATCATTTGATTATATCAAAAATAATAAATATAAACACAATTTTTGGATTGACCCATTGAATACAAATAGTTCTTATTTACAATTTGGATCATCTATATATACTGTTAGCAAAACAGTATGGTTAAACGACATAGTTAATCATCCCGACTACCGTAAAATGATTATGGATTATATTGAGTTTTACAAATGGGTAGACGAAAGGGCAAATGGACTTACTGGGGTAAACCGAACGTATACTAATGAAAAAAAAACAATAGAAAAAAATATTGAAATCAAATTTGAGGTGTTTAAACAAAAATTTCTAGAATTTAAAAAACCAATCAACGCCAGTAAGAAAGTCAGTCTTGAAACTCAATATAAGGCACTTCATAATATAATAAAGGGTGTTACTAACAGTAACGACTCTTTTGAAATAAAATTTAAAGAATTTTTATCATGGCCATCAAATAATATAGATCCTCCGTTAGTCGCTGGTACTGCACCAGTAAGGTTTGAATGGCTGAATAAGATTGCAGGTAATATCCAACATGTAAGTGCAGGTAATATAAATACTAAACAGTTTAATACTAAAGCCCATTCCAAAGGTGAGTCTCCTGAAATTACAGAAATGTTAAAAATTACAGACGAACTCAGGGCGTTATTTGATCAATATAATAACCATGTAAATTCTAAGAATAAATACTTAGAATATTTAAAAAAACCATTAAATGAATTAAAAGACGCTGATCGAAGTATTAATGCATTTAAATCATCTATGCGAAAATTATCAATATTAATGACATCATCTAATGTTAATTTGCAGGATTTAATAGCTAATACGTATGAATCTAAAAGCAATATTGATGCTGAACAGTTTTATAACCTAATGCGCGAAATTCATACACAATTTATTGAGAATAATAATAATATTAACAATATGGACTTACTTAATATTGGTTTGACAACGATACCAAAAGCTGATGAAGATTCATACGAAATTGCTTTGATGGTTAACTTAATTCAGGGTAAATTAGATAGTAGTAATAAATCAAAAATATTTTGCCAACAAAAAGGCGAATTTCTTGGGAATTTATTAGAAAATATAATAGAAGGTAAAGGTACAAGAACCGATTTACTTAGGAGTCCAGATCGTAATTTATATTCAATTACAGATCAAGGTACTGGTAGTAATTACAGTGAAACATTGAAACCTAAAATCAATAATCCTCAACCCGCTCAAAATGCTCAAACTGTTCAATTAAACATTAATGAAGATGAATTAAGGCGAGGTCTTACCGATTCAAATAAAATAGAGACAGAATTAGAATTAATACGTGATAAATATAATAATAATAATATTGATAGAAATAATATAGTGGCTACATTAAAATATTTCGACAAAATGTATGGAGTAATCGAATTGTTTAAATTATTAAATGAATGGAAAAAAGCAAATATTACATATAAGAATACAGAATTATTAAAAAAACTTTCTGCAGCAATTAGTCTAATAAATGGAAGAAATGCACAAATTCAAATAGATATAACTGTACTTAATGAGAATATTCTTAATGGAAAGGAATTAGAAAAAAAACAAATTTTGAATTTAGAGAATGATATAAATAACAAAATTCTTAAACCTATATTAGAGCAACTAATTCAAACCGAAAATAAAAAGCTATCTCAAAATATAACTGGAGGTAATAAAACAAGAAGATCTAAACATAAAAAACGTATTCGTAAATCTATTAGAAAAACTAAGCGTAGAATTCGCGTAAAAAAATAATATATACAATTAATAATTTTTATATATTATTAAATTTCAATTTATTTTTTATAAAATGTAGGTTTTCCTCCATTCAACTTACCAATTATATCTCCTACTTCTTCATCATCATCAATTGCATATATTACACCATTGACTTCATTTGTAATATAATATTGTTTATTATTAATAGTATATTCAAATACTTCTGCTTCCTCCTCTTCTTCTTCACCGGATTCCTCTACTTCCTCTTCCTCTTCCTCTTCTTCACCAGATTCCTCTACTTCCTCTTCCTCTTCTTCTTCACCAGATTCCTCTACTTCCTCCTCTTCTTCTTCCTCTTCTTCTTCCTCTTCTTCACCAGATTCCTCTACTTCCTCTTCCTCTTCTTCGCCGGATTCCTCTACTTCCTCCTCTTCTTCTTCGCCGGATTCCTCTACTTCCTCCTCCTCTTCTTCGCCGGATTCCTCTACTTCCTTTTCCAACCTTTTAAACAGGTGTAGTCTCGATTCATCCTCTTTTATTAGTTGTTCTTCTTCCTCTTCTTCTTCGCCGGATTCCTCTACTTCTTCCTCCTCCTCTTCTTCACCGGATTCCTCTACTTCTTCCTCCTCCTCTTCTTCACCGGATTCCTCTACTTCCTCCTCCTCTTCATATAAACCGACCATATTTTCCTCAGTTAAATAGTCATTACTAAAACTAATTTTTTTAACACGTTCTGTTATGTCATTTATATTTTTTTCATTAATATTTTCTTGAATATTATAAATAATGTTAGGTGGAACATCATCATTAATGACATCCACAGACGATGTATCAATGTAATCAGTTTGTGTATGAGTGTTAGAATTAGTTCCAACTGATATGTCTACTGGTTCATTTTTAATAATGTTAGGATCAAATTCATGGGTTAAATCAATAATATTGTCACTATTATATTTATTTCTATGTATGGGTTGTCGAAATTCGGGAATAGATTGAATTAAATTACGAAGAGATTTATTCTCCTTTTTTAATTTTTTATTTTTTTTAATAATAGATTTAACACATGGCAATTCCATGATAGCATCATAAGTAGTTTTATACTTGGTGTCCATATTAAACTGTTTTGGATAAGGTTATAGATAATATATAATGAATAATGAAAATCAATTTTTCATTTCATAATACTAGTTTCAATCCATTCATCTGGAAATAAATCAATAGTTTTATTAGGAATGTTAGGTCCAAACCATTTATTAGGGTAACAAACATGTTTATTAATATTTTGATTTAAATAAGCGCCCCACCAACTAAATGAACTATTTGCAATAATATTATGATTACAGCAGCTCATAATTAAAAGTTGTTTCCAGTCACAAATATTATCATCAACTTTTATAAATGAAATATCATCGAAGTGTAATATTAATTTGTTAATAATTTCATTAACAATTTCATTATCTTTATTTTCGCAAAAATACAAAATGGTAATTTTATCATCAATAAGACATTTAAGTTTATTAATAGCATTAAAATAATATTGAAAATTAAGTAAGGTATATATATGTGTTAATTTAAGATAATCACCAAATCTAAAATGCATACTAACATTATTATAAGTATTAAAATATTTTGGATAGGATAATATAATATCTTGTTGTTGGGTGTGAAGATTAATTAATGAAAAAATAGTTTCCTGATTTCTAATAAAGTATTTATAGCTTTGAAAATATCCATTAAGCATGATATTATTATTTAAATTCGTAGGAATTTCATTAAAATGAAAGTCAGATTCATTAAACCGGTTGAACTTATATAATAATGAATTGGATATTAGATTATTATGAATACATGTAAACGATATAATATTTTGTAGAAACGTATGCCAGTATGTAGGTCTAGTAACGCCAATATTGAGTTCATTGGAATAAGGAAATATGATAGACCTATTAGTATCTATACCGTATGAAATGGTAGAAAAAATTTGAAATAATTGATTACCTAATCCACCCATCAAATTACATGAAACAGTATTCAAATTCATTTGTATTATATTATAAGTATTTATAAAAGTTTTTATGTATTTTAAAAAAAACATAAAAATTTAGAATCCAAAGGTTTCTTTCATAATATCATTTTTATTTGGTCCGGCAGGCTTTTCACTTTGTCGTTTTACCTTATATACACCGGTTCGTGAAGTAGAATTACCTCTAGCCCCGTGTACACCAATATTATCCATATCATCAGTATTTTCGTGTAACTCAGGTAATATTCTAGTCATAGGTTTTTCAATGACGAGCAACATGTGTTCCGTTTTTAATAATTTCCGGTATTCTTGAATAGAAAGATTACCATAAAATTTATCTAAAATATAATGAGGATCGGGAGCAGGTTTAATATTACGTTTAAAATCATAAACTTTCCCGTATACTTTATTTAAAAGATGGTAACGTTCAAATTTAATAGAGTCGTCAATATTTTCCTTTAATAAATAAGCAACTGCACATTCAGGTCTACAAAACGATCCATATCCACATAGTTCACCATCTAATTCATATTTAGGTACATAACATGGGGGTGTGTCATAATCATATGTGCACCAGAAACACGCTGATTTTTTATCAGGATTACTGTTTTTATAGAGTTGTAATTTAATCTGTTTTAGTTTAGCATTGACATCTTTTATATCAATATCATCATCTTCGTTATTATTAGTAACATCTTGGTCCTTTAATTTACATAACGAACATATCGTGTCAATATTTTCAGTTGGTATATTTATATTATTTTCAACATATGCTGATTGTTGTTCTTTCATTTGATTAAATGTAGAATAATATTCATTTTCGTTAGGTTCATATGCCATAATATTAGGTGGTGGTTGAGGAATATATTCACTTGGATCACTAATAATAATATTATTCGTTGTTTTTTCTAAATCTTGTAATGAGCATTTCAAATGTAAAATAATATTTGTAACGGATAGAGTATCATTTTTATCAACTTCAGCTTTATTAATAATTTTACCACCTTTTGGTTTACGTCCACGTTTTTTAGGTAGAGTATTGGCAACTTCTTGTTTCTCAGCATTTATTTCACTTTTCTTTCTACGAATTTTGCGTTTAACAGTATTTTCAACATTTTCAGTATTTTCAGTATTTTCAGTATTTTCAGTATTTTCAGTATTTTCAACCATATGTTCACTAATATTCTTAATAACAAAAAAAACTGTTTATATTGTTTCTAAAAACGTTTTTTCGTATTTATACTAAGTTATGTTGATTATAACATTTTCTACATAACGGTTTATAATTAGATGATCCAATTACTATTTGAGATGTTTCATTAGTAATTCGGTGCGAGAATATAGCAGGATGACCACATTCACATAAAGCTGATAATTTAACAACTTTGTCACAAAATGGTATAAGATCCAAAATTTTTCCAAATTTTACTCTCTTGAAATCTCCATCTAATCCACAAATAGTAACATGTTTTTTAAATTTTTCAACTAAAATCATCGTAGTTTCGTATACATCTTCGAAAAATTGTCCTTCATTAATTAATATATGTGTATAATTAGTAATAACATCTGTTTTTAATATTTCATCTAACTTCATACACTGTATACATGGTATCATTTGTTTATCATGTGTGGATAACATAGTATCATGATATCTAGTATCATCAGCAAAGTTTATAGCTACTGCAGCCAAATTATTACTAATAAAATGTTTATATCTTTCGATAATACGGGTAGTTTTACCAGAAAACATAGGTCCTAAGATAATTTCTAAAGAACCGTTATCCATATTTATATATATGTATGGATTAAAATTAAGGTATAAACGAAAATCAATTTTTTTATTAGTAACAATAATTATATAGAAACAACACTGAATAATTAATAATATATGAATCAATCAAACGAAAATATCCCTTGGGTTGAAAAATACCGTCCAACAACCTTCGATAAGATCGTATTAGATGAATCAAACCGAATTGTATTTAATAATATATTAAATACTGGTTATTTTCCCAATTTATTATTTTATGGTCCACCTGGAACGGGAAAAACAACTACAATTATGAATTTAATAACTGAATATAATAATAGATATAACGCAAACTGTAAGGGTAATGTTATTCATTTGAACGCATCTGATGAAAGAGGAATAGATATAATACGAAATCAAATATATCAATTTGTAAAGACAAATAGTTTTTTTAATAATGGAGTAAAATTTGTAATATTAGATGAAGTAGATTATATGACAAAAAACGCTCAACATGCTTTAAAATATTTATTACAAACATCATTATATAACGTGCGTTATTGTTTAATTTGTAATTATATTAGTAAAGTAGATCATTCATTAAAAAATGAATTTATTTCTATTCGATTTAATCAATTACCAAAAAATGATATACATTCTTTTATTAAAAAAATAACAGCAGATGAAAATATCAATATTGATGATAATACAATTTGTAAAATACAATCGATGTATCATTCCGATATTCGTAGTATGGTGAATTTTATTCAATTACATCAATCACATGATATGTTGGAAGCAAACATTATAACATCTAATATATGGGAAGAATTATATATAAAATTAAAAGATTGTAATATAATAGACATACAAGAATATATTCACTCAATTAGTATTCAGTATAATATAGACAAGAAAACAATAATCAAACAATATTATAATTATATCATAAGAAAATATCCAGATAAAATTACCATTAATTTTTTAAACCAGATAGAGATCGTGTTGCATAATGATTTTTCTAATATTAATAATACTGTGAATTACATGAAACAAATATCTACATTATAAATTAAAAAATTGATATAAGGATTCTATATTAATTATACAAAGAATCTATACGGAGTATATAAAGAAACATGTCAGTAGATGACGAATGGGATAATTTTATTGATAACGAATATAATATTATTGATAGCAAAAACAATAATATAATTATAAATAATCATAATATTCCAGATACTCCTCCTGAATGTGAGGATTTGTATATATCAACAAAAACCAAGGTTTTATTTTTAAATCAATCAATTGATATAAATAATATATTTTGGAAGTTGAAAGTAATTGATTATGGAAACCCAATAGATGGCATAGTTAAAAAACAGATGAAGATTGTATGTAATAATGAAGAAGAATTTAATGAATATAGTAAAAAAATTAAAAATTTGAAATATTTTAAGGAAAATATAATAAAACAAATAGATAATCCAACAGCTAGACGAATTAAATATAAAGATGAGCGAAAAATTACCATAGGTATTTCGAAAAAGGATATAATGAATTGTAGAGGAAAGATAAAGAATGCATTTTATAACTGTTTTGCTATAATTATTAGGTTTAAACATAATAATCTATTTCGAGAAATACACGTTAAGGTATTTAATACAGGTAAATTAGAAATACCAGGTGTATTGAATATAGATATATTGAATCGAGTTAAGCAACTATTATTATCATATATGCAACCATTAATAGAGACACATCTGGAGTATGTAGAAACAAATGTAGAAACAAATGTTTTAATCAATTCGAATTTTAATTGTGGGTTTTATATCAATCGTGATAATTTATACTCCATATTACGAAGTGAAAAATATGGTATTGAAACTGCATATGATCCATGTAGTTATCCAGGGGTTAAAAGTAAGTTCTATTTTAATAATGAAATTGGATATAATTCTGATAAACAAACCGGTATGTTAAATAAAGCAGATAGAACTATGAAAATGAGCGAATTAGACGATACAAATAGATATACTGAAGTATCATTTATGATATTTCGAACAGGTAGTTGTCTTATTGTAGGTAATTGTACAGAACAGTCATTAAATTACGTATTTGAATATATTAAAAAACTATTACATACTGAATTTCGTAATATATATTCACAGCCAGATGTTGTTAGTAAAACTGAAAAAAAAATAAAATTAAGAAAAAAATCAATTACAATGACTAATGACTATTACAAACAAATTTTTAGTTAGTTTACATCACAGGAATATAGCCAATTTACAAACTCATTCATATTCTTACTTTTTAATTTTTTTATAAAATTACTACGTTCTATATTAACTTTTAATAATAAATGTGTATTAATATTGTCTTTTGATGGGATAATATTTGTTCTATTCATGATATATAAATATAACTCATCCAATAAATTACAATAACTATTGTATTCCAACTGGATATTATTTTGAATATATTCTAGAGACTTGCTCAACAATATAGTACTATCTTCTTTTTTTTCATATATGGATATAAATTTAGATAAATATGTTTTACATAATGTTATTCTATCTACTGTAGATATATTTGAATTTTCCCAACATAATAGTTGGTTAGTAATATTGAATATACTATTTATACATAATAAACATTGTTGGCTGTTATAATAATCATTAGTATCATTTAATGATATTATATTATCAAGAGCTGTTGAACTAGATTTAATATTATTAATAGATAGTATTGTTTTTTTATTAACAAATATTATTATATCATTTCGTGTAAAATGGTTGGATAGGTTATTTTTATATATTTGTTCAGTATATTCTATAAAATATACATAAGCTGTTTGCGTATAGTGATGTGCACGTTCTAAACTTTTTAAATGTATTAGAGAATATTCAAATATACTATGAATTATAGATAGACCACTATATAAAATGCAATCATAATCTGTCTCATACGGTATATAATTCATATCAAGTATACTATTCATATATTCTAACACAATTGTATTATATAATTGAATAATTTGATTACATAATTTTAATGGTATTGCCATTTATATATATATATATATTGAAAATATTACTTTTTGGTAATTATATTTATAAAAATAAGTATATAAAGTCAATAAATATAGTAATTATATATAATCATTATAACAATGTCTACTGCCGAAAACAAAGAATCAAATGATGGATATCGATTACCAGATAGTACAACAATGCAACATGTTGCTAAGTTAGCAATAGTAGAAGATAAACCAATTATGTTAGATTACTGGACTGACTCTATTGAACGTAAAGTTCTAATAGGAGTTAAAGAGAATAATGAAAAGTTATTAGTTAAAAATGAAGAAGAGTATACAAGTCCTATTTCCAAAATATATAAGGTTAGTACTGAATATATAATTATGACTGAAAATTCGATTTATATTGTCGATGTTGATATTCCTACTAAGAGAATTAGTTCTTAGATTACATATCATAATATTTTAGAATATTATGATAATTACATGATTTTTTTTAATTCTTCTATCTGTTTCGGGGTTAAACTATTTGGAAATTTTACATCAAATATTATAATTAAATTACCAATATTATTACCTCGTTTCATACCCATATTTGGGATTGTTTTTGTATAATTAGGATATATAATAGATGTATTTACAGAATTATTTATAGCAAATGTGTCCCCATTTAAATGTTTAAAATTTATAGTAAACCCACACAACGCATCTTTTAATGATATTTCTTTTTTATATATTAAATCATCTTTATCCCGTATAAACATATTATTATTTTGTACATTTACTGTTATATGTAATGCCCCTTTCTGTGAATTTAATATGTTACCTTTGTCATTTATTATTATAGTTTCACCAGATGATATTCCGCTTGGTACATTTACATACAATGTTTCATTTTCTTTAATAGTTTCATTATTAGTTACTATTTTTCGTTCAATAATTAAAGGATATACGCAACCATTATAACATTGTTCCAATGATATATCTATTTCTTTTTTTATTATTTCCACTTGATTCATATAATGTCTTCGATTACCAGCAGGTTGACCATTATGAAATATATGTATATTTGGATGCATTTCTGGCATTCCTGGCATTCCTGGCATTCCTGGCATTCCTGGCATTCCTGGCATTCCTGGCATTCCTGGGATTCCATGACCATTAAACATCATATTGAATATATTATTTAAATCATTAAACTGACTAAGATCATTAAAATCCATACCTGGTGGTAAATTATCTATGTTATCATATTTTTTTCTCAATTCTTCATCACCTAATGTTTCATATGCTTCATTTATATCTTGAAATTTTTGCGTGGCTTCTGTACTTGAATTTCGATCTGGATGATATTTTAATGATAATGTACGATATGCTTTTTTAATATCAGCAAAAGTTGCATTTTTATCTACCCCTAATATTTTATAATAATTATTTGACATATAATACTAACATATATAATCGGTTTATATAATATTTTTATTAAATGTTATATAGAAATTACTATATATTACATATAATGGCTACTCCTACCACATTTATAAACAAATATCGTCCGTATTATTTAAAAGATTTTTGTGTAACAGACACTTTTAGAAATGCACTGAGTACATTAATTGATGTAGATGAATTGAATATATTATTTATAGGCAATGGAAACTCAGGTAAAACATCTATGTTATATGCATTAATACGTGAGTATTATAACTTAAGTAAAAATGATGCCTTTCCTGAAAATAATATACTGTTTGTTAATAATCTGAAAGAACAGGGTATTCAGTACTTTCGAAATGATATGAAAACATTTTGTCAATCTAGTTCTTCAATATATGGTAAAAAGAAATTAGTATTAATTGATGATATTGATACAATAAATGAACAAAGTCAACAGGTATTTCGTAATTATATTGATAAATACAGTAATAATATACAATTTATTTCTGTTTGTACTAATGTTCAAAAAGTAGTGGAAAGTATTCAATCTAGATTACATATTATACATATACCACCCCCTAGTGAAATACAAATTCGCAATATTATGGATAATATCATATTTGAAGAAAATATAGTTATCGATAAAGAATCGAAAGATTACATTATAACATTATCAAACAATTCTATTCGTACATTAATTTCATTGTTAGAAAAAATTTATATTTATAATAAACCAATTGATAAAAAATTATGTATACAGATATGTTCTATTATATCACATCAACGGTTTGAATCATATTTAAATCAGTTGAAAAATAATAATTTAGCTGATGCGATTCAAATAATGTATGAAATATATGATTATGGATATTCTGTTATTGATATATTTGATTATTTGTTTGCGTATATTAAAATTACAGATCAAGTTAATGACGATATTAAATATAAAATAACGAAATTGTTATGCAAATACATTACTATTTTTAATATGATACACGAAGATTGCATTGAACTCGCTTTATTTACAGGTAATATGATAGAAATATTAAAAAATTAGTATTGGAAACATTGTGTTTTATTTAGTATAATTTAGTATTTATAATATATATATAATTATGAATTTTTTAATGCCATCTATTTTTAGACGAGCGAAGAAGGCTGCTGCTGATGAGAAAGCTGCTTCTGTTTTTGAGGCAACTGAGAAGGCTGCCGCTGATGCTAAGGCTGCCGCCGAAGCCAAGGCTGCCGCTGATGCTAAGGCTGCCGCCGAAGCCAAGGCTGCCGCTGATGCAAAGGCTGCTGCTGATGCAAAGGCTGCTGCTGATGCAAAGGCTGCTGCTGATGCAAAGGCTGCTGCTGATGCAAAGGCTGCTGCTGATGCAAAGGCTGCTGCTGATGCTAAGGCTGCCGCTGAAGCCAAAGCTGCCGCTGAAGCA